AGGCTCATGTACGTCGGCTCAGAAATCTGGCTGATGTTGATGTCGATCTGGTTGGTCGTGGCGTTGTTCTGGCGAATCACAGCGTCCAGAATGTTGATCGTATCCACCGGCATGGGGTAGATCGCCTGACCAGTCACCAGAGGAATCTGGCCCTGCTCCACCGTCCAGAAGTTGATGCCACGGTTGGCCCACTCAATCGTCATGATGTTGAGGGAACGCCGTGCCGTACGGAAGTTATAGCCCGTGCGCAACTCCTGACCGCAACGCTCAAACGCCTCTTCGATGAGGTCGTTCATGTCGAGGTTAAACGCTGTGGTGCCGGTAGTCTTGGCCATTATCGGTACCTTGCTGTTTTAGCCGCCACTTTGGGCGGCTGTTTTACGAACTGTTTGCCGGACTTCTTACCAGCCCGTTTGGCCTTGGTTGTCGCGGCATACTCGGCAGGGGTCAGTGCTTTGATCGCAGCTTCAGGCAAATATCGCTCCCCCGTCTTGGAAGACGGTTTGCCAGACTTGGTACGCCACTTCTGGGCGGTCCAGTCCTTGAGCGACTGCTGCGGGTTCTTCACTTGTAGCCCCCACCTTTGGCCTTGTACTGCTTGGCCAGCAACTGCGCCTTGCGGGCCGACCACTGGCCTGCCCCGGTGCCTTGCACTGCACGAGACTTGATCGACTCAAACAGCGACTTGCGCATCCCCGGCTTGGTGTAGACCCCGGCCTGATTGACCTTGGATTTGACCTTGCCGCCTTCGGCGTACTGCGTGAAGTCGGTGTCATCCCGGCGGGCTTTCTTTTTCCCGCCCGGCATCTTGGATGGGGAGATGGCTCCCATGCCACGACTGGCCATCATGATTACACCATCCGACCCTTGGTCTTGCCACGAATGGCGCAACCATCGGCACGAGCGGAAGCGGAGCCACCCTTGGCCATCTTCTTAGGCTTAGAGGGTTTGGGAGCCGAGCCGCCGTCGATGTCCTGCGGAGGAGGCAGGCCGGAATCTTCGGTGTACACACCCCCACGGATACCGCGAGGAGTGGGTTTCTTTTCCATTTCCATGTCCATGACGACTCCTTACTTGCAGGCTTTGCCGCCGTAGGCCATCTTGACCATAGTGCCCTTGGTCTTGCCCTTGGTAGCCACGCCATTGATGCTGGGGGCGGCGGTCTTCACGGCACCCATCTTGGAAGCAGCCATGCCGCCCTTCTTCATGCCGTGCGCTTTGGAAGCGGGAGCAGCAGCGTGAGCCTTCAGAGAGGTAGCGATGCCACCCTTCTTCATGCCGTACTCAGCCTTCTCGTGTTTGATCATGGACTTGGGGGCACCAGCTTTTTTCATGAAGCTGATTTCCTTTTTGGCCATCGCTTTGGACTCTTTCATATCGCCACCTTTTGAAAATGTGCGGCCCTTGTCCGCTTTGTTGAACTCTTTGCCCACCGACATGGGCACTCCGACCTTCTTGGCAAAGGACGGCGAATGCGCCACCGCTGCCATGAAATTGCGCTGCTTTTTGCTAGTTGAGGGCACTTCGCTGCTCCTTCATGAAGTCGTCGATCTTGCCTTCTAGCCTGTCCAAACGAGTGATGACCCGGTTGACGTCGTTGTGCATATCCTGCTTGGTAACAAACTTGTCAGAGTGTTCTTCGCGGGTTTTGCTCAACAGTATGCCAAGGCGTTTCACTTCATCATGAGACACCTTCACCCAGAACAGCAGCAACGCTGATGCAAAGGAGAGAATGACATTCCAGACCATCAGTTCCATTTCCCCACCTCAGCAGTTCCACGCCCGCAACGACTTGTTAATCCTCGAATTCGGATCGTTTGCGGTTTTGGCGCTCGTCAATTTCTTTTTCATCCCGGACATACGAGCGCAGAAAGAGTCGCGGCGTTTGCCGCCCTCCGGCTGTGGTGGCTTCAAGTTCATGCCTTGCTTCTTCGCAGAGGCGCGGCCCTTGGCGTTGAGACCACCGCTCGGATTCTTCCCTTCTTTGCGTTGCCATGCTGGAGACTTAGCCATAAAACACCGTTACGGATGCGTTGCTCAGAGTCGCATAGACATCTGTGCTGAAAAGAACACCCTCGGCAGGAATAAGCACGTTGAACGTCTCACCCCCAGCGACTGTGGTGATCGCCATGATCTCTGTACCGCTGGAGCCGCCATCTTTGAGGGTGACGCTACCAGCAGACGCGGCTGGCGTGATGACCATACCGCGAACGCGAGTACGGTCCCCATACACCGAACCGGATGCGGCCAGAGATTTGGCCTTTACATCGGTCTGCATCATGATGCGTTACCCCTATTAGGCGGGAGTGATGGTGGTAGTACCGTCACCCGAGTCAATCCAAGTGCTGGCGGCAGTAGCGCCTTGAGCCACATAGATGGTCTTGGTGGTGGTGTTGTACACAGCCTTGTTCGCCACTTTGTCGGTGGTGTTGATTGCGTTACCAATCGCACCCAGAGCGGCAGAAGTAGAGGTGGGGAGAATCAGTTGGCTGGCGGTTACAGTGCCAGTGACGTTACCAGTGACGTTACCAGTCACGTTGCCAGTGACGTTGCCAAGGAACCCGTTATCAGATGCGACCGGGCCGGAAAATCGTGTTTGAGCCATTACAAAACTCCTTGAAGGTGGGAATACTTCAGGGCCAACCGGCGCACTGAGCTTGTGTCTGCGTTGAGCTTTCGAGCACGTTCCGCATAAGACATATCAGGATTGTTCACGATAAACCGTAGCTTATCAATAAATTTTGGGTCCGCATGAAAGCGTGCCATTTGCGCATCGGAAAGTGTTTTCCTGTACTCGGGGCTACGGTAATCAAACGTAGCAGCCCGTCGCCCCAACCGAATGCGTTGTTTGACTTCTTCACTATGGGTTTTCCCACGCATGGGGGCTTTAGCAAAATCCGCGATGTTGTAAACCGTAGGGGTGTCAAACCAAGCTGACCCCTGTAAAAACACTTCCTCAAGCCGATCCAACTCTTCAAGATTCTCACACTCAACTTCAATCGCCCCGTAGAACGCCGCTGCCCCATATTTGTTGTAAGCGTTCTGTAAATGGGGGTTGGTGTGTTTCCCCCAACGTAGGAGTCTGAAATGCTCTTTGATGCGTTTTTTACATCGTTGGGACTGCCCTACATAACACTGCCCTGTAGCGGTATTCACCAATTTGTATATACCGCACACATCAATTTTGTATGGCATAACCAACTCCTTTTTGTGTAGTGTATGCCATAAAGCCCCCAAAGAAAAGGGGGCCGAAGCCCCCTATTTCTGATACGTTTAGTATCAAGCTCCAGCGGAACCGTACATTCCAAGCGGATCGCTCCAGCCAAAGCTGTAGCGCTCACGAGCCTTATAGCGGACGTTGCCGGTATCGAAATCGCCGTCCATAGACTGCTGCAACGGGGTACGCACAAAGTGCTTCATGCCGTTCGGCACGTCCGTGGTCAGGAACCAAGCGTTCGTGTCGGTCAAGAAGTGGTTAATGGTGTAACCCTCGGGGATCGAACCATTGTTCTTGATGGCGTTGATGTCGTTGTCAGCAGTAGAAACGCGCAGTTCGGTTTCCAGCAGGCGGGTAGCCGTGAACTGGAGAGCCGGAGGCACGATCAGCTTGCGAGGCTTGGCAGCGATCAGCAGACCACGTTCGTCCGTCCACAGAGAAATCTGGATCACAGCGTTTTCCAGAGAAGTCTCGTTGAGGTCGGCTGCAACGGTGGGGATGTTGCTGTTGGTGCCGCCAGACACCAGCGGGTGGGCAGAGGAGAACAGCGGAACGCCGTCGCCACCCACGTAGCCAGAGCTAAAGCCGTTGTTCAGAACAGCGGCAGCTTTGACCTGCTTGGTGTAAGCCATACCACGGGCCAGAGCCTTGGTATAACGAGCCGAGAGGCTGTCATACAGGTTGTCTTCGATGGCCTCTTCGGTCAGCGAGAAACCCAGAGCAATGGTTTCGTGGTTGTAACGGGCAGTCCATGCTTCCTGAGCGTTGTCATAAGCGATGGCAGAGCCTTCAGCTTTGACGGGCGCAGCGGAGAAGCCAGACAGCTTCGTTTCTTCTTCAAAGCTACGTTCCGAGGTTTCGGTTTCGTAGATTTCCTTGTGCTCCTCGCCATACTTGGCGTACTCCAGACCGAACAGAGCGTTCAGACCGGGGAGCAGTTCTTTCAGTAGTTGGGCACGAGAGATAGCCATGTTGCGTTACTCCTTATTAGGCTGTTGCAGTGGCAGCGTAGTACTCGTGCTGACCGAAGTTCAACTTGACCAGAAGTTCTGGGAATTGGTTGAACACCAGCGTGGCACTAGAAGCGAACGCAGCGATGGGGGCTTGGTTCAGAACGAACGAAGTCGCACCTGCGGAAGCAGCCGTGTCTACGAAAGAGCCAGAGGGGATGTAGTTACCGTTGGAATCCAGCGAACCAACATCGGTACCAACAGGCAGTGCGAAGGGCAGAGCCGAGCAGGTCACGGTGGCGGTAGAGATGCTGGAGTACGTAGCGGTACCCAGAGACACAGCAGTGTCGGTCACGAGACCCAGCACACGGATCGGCAGAGCGTCGGTCGTAGCGGGGGTATCGTTGGGGGCCAGCAGCGCATTGCGCGAGTCACCAGTGGAGGTCAGACCCGTGTTGTTGATCATGGCCAAGTTTTGACCGATCATGGCACGAGCACCAGACGCAACGGTGGTGCCAGACGAGCAGATCACAGCCTTGAACACGGTGTCAGGATCGTCGCAGACGATTGCCACAGCGTCACCAGCAGCGGTGCTTGCAGGCCAGTACTGAGCGAATTGCTTCTGCTTGGTGACGGGGTTGGTGTACGAGCAGCCGAGGAACACACCAGCCAACGTACCGAGAGAACCGGTGCTGACAGAGATGCGTTGCAGGTTACCACGCGACAGGCCAACACAGTCACCGTAGAAGATGCTGGTGGCGTAGCCGTTGGCGATAGGGTATTCGCGGGTAGAACCAGCAAACACCTGACCACCGATCAGATTGATCGGCTTTAGGCCGTAAGGGGCCGAGACGACAGGATATGCCATTTAAGAACTCCGAAAAGTTTAAGTGCCTTTGCCAAAGCTCGTCGCGGACTTCTTCTCTTTGAAGAGAGGCATCCGAGGGTCGCTTTGACGCATGAGGCTGTTGTCCACAGCATCCGTCTGAGCTTGGGTTTGACGAGCGAAATGGGCATTTCGCTGTTCCACAAACTCTTTGGGAGTCTTGCAAAGCAACAGTCCGCCGATCTCAATGTTGTCCTTGTAACGGGACGTGGGATCGACTAGCAGTCGGAATTTGGGTTGTTCTTCGATACTGACAGGCTCCCAACCTTCACGGATTTTGGCCGAGAGGTTACGTGGGTCAGCGGTGTTCAGTGTCGAAACACGAATCCAGCGGTAGCTGTAACCGGGCTGCTTGTCTGGCTCCGGCAACAGTTCGGGTTGCTGCCACTGCTTAGGGCGCTCCGCTACTGCACGTGTTTCTAGCTCACGAGTGAGTCGATTTTCAGCCATTTTGGGCCTCCAATTTCAGTTGTGCTTCAACATATTGTTGAGGCGTTAGACCCAGCTTCTTCGCTAGGTTGATTTGGCTTTGCTTCAGCTTGACCTTGTTGGAGGACGTGCTGCGAACTGCCGGGGCCACAACGGTTGCGGGTTTGGACCGACCACCTTGCGGTTTTTGTTCGTCGTCTACCACGGAGCTTTGGAAAGCCTCGGGGAAACGCTTGCGCATTGTTCTGTCCAGTGCGCCGTAATACTCATCAGAACCAACCTCAACGCCGCTGTCCTTGAGTTCTTCGTGAACGCCGAGGGCATACGCCGTCATGCCACGGTTTTGACCGAACCAGCTATTGCGTTCTTGCCACGCTTCAGCTTTGCGATCAGGCCGTGGTACAGGTTGATACTGTACAGGAGCAGGTTGTACAGGAACTTCTTCCTCTTGTAAAGAGGGCAGTTTGAAGTTTTTTGCCTGCATCAATTTGAGGTTGGCCACCTGCATCGCCTG